CGATGCCGGGTAGGTTTGCATTGATCGTAAAGAACTCTACCTTTGGTAATTGTTGAATACCAAAACGAAACTGAGTTGGACTTGCATAGTCTAACTGGTCTGGTTGTCTTGCGAGAGGGGATTGTGCTGTTGCCATCTAATTACCTTCATGCATCATATTTGATACTTTGAAGTAGTCCTGGCGTAAACATATCATCATACTTATCATACATATACTCAGTTGCCTCCTTGAAACGTAGGCGTTCCTTATCAGACATGGTAACTACATTAATGGTATCTTCCTCACATTTTGACTTAACAACGTCAATATCTTCTACAGACCAGACACGTTCTGCCCTAGCTGCATCAAAAGATGCATCTTCAATTTCAGTTTTAAGATCGTCTTCAAGAGTGTTCCAGAAGTCCTTAGCAACAAGAATTGTAGTTAGGAATAGTGAATGTTCTGCATCGTTAATTGTGTTCATAAACTCATTCTGTTTCAAACCATAGAAACGGGGATAAGTAGATTCGCCACCAACAATAATATCACCCTGTACACCTTCGTTAATCTGTTCAAGTTCCATAGGAACAGGAATAGCACCAACTGCGCTAAGAGTTTCCTCTGCGATAGGAGACTTATTGCAACGCAACTTTTGACCCTCGAAGTCTTCAATCTTGTGAAGTTCTACGTTAGCAGGGATCATTCTAAATCCACCAGAGTAGGTAAACGCAAGACCCTGTACGTTACTATTAGCATTAAGACCAGCAAGGAGAGACTTACCGATATCACCCTCAAGCACTTCTTTTGCATGATCGTGATCTTTGAAAATGAATGGCATATCTAATGCCCACATGTCTTTCGAATGAGTTCGTCCAAGAGTAGAAGTATACATCTGGGACATTTCAATCTCGCCATCCTCCATCAACTGAAGAAGATCGTGTTTCGTGATCTTCTCGCCAGACTTATATTTGTCAGCATATTCTGATAGAGTTAAGATTTCCAAGTTAATAGCGCCCGGCATCTTCTCTTCCATAGTTGATTTAAAATGTTTTGCAGCTCTAAGAAATAATTCAATAGGTTCGTGTGCAAGCACCCAACGGATGGTTTTCATGTGAGTCTCCCTTTATATGTATCTATTTATAATATAATCTTGTCTGTATCAGAAGAAACTTTCTTCCAATCAAACCGATTCCAGAGTCTTTCGTGGCAAATATACAAAATACTATTAATGACTAGAGCCATTAACCCCACTACTAAACCTTTCATCCAATCTCCTGTGACGATCCAACCAATAAGACTATTAGTGATCATCATCCAACTTCTCCAAGTAACTGCCTTAGCAATTGTTCTTGGTAATTTTTCGAACCAAACTGGTTTTGTAAAACTCATAATTATCACCTTTCTTTTATATGACACTTCTTCTTATTTATACGTTTGTAAATATTAATCTACATCTGTTTTTTCCACTCATCCCAAACTGGCTTGTTGTAAATATCCCACATATCATATAGGTTAATTTCTGGATCATACCCTAACCCATAATCAGGATCATTCTGTAATATTTTATGATATGAACCATCACTCATTATTAACTGATTAATAAATGGCGTTCCATAATGTATTTCATTTGACATTTTCATCGGGTATGTTTTTGGTAGACTTCTTTCTTTGGTTTTATTGTCTCTATAATCTGCATTACCATCATATGCATAAATAAAGTCTTTAGATGGCCACTTATATGACTTCCAAGTTCCTTTGTGTTTTAAATCATGATTATGAATACTCCACTTCTGTATTTCTTGTGTATTATAAAACCCAACCATGTTTTGATAATTGGAAGGATTTGGAAGTTGGGCAGCAATACGAGTTTCAATCCATTGCCACTTCAATGCAAATGCTATCCACCAAGTAAAATCAAACGGATTTCGTATTTCGAATGGACATTTCGCATTAAATTTTTCACAAAACTCCAGAAGACGGGCATGATCGTTTTTATTTCGAAAGTTATAATTAACATCATCCCAATTAAATATATCTGTCCAATGTTTATCTAAATCATTAATATGATTTTCCACAACGAATGTTCCATAGAACGGATCACCTGGCTCACCAGTTATATTTATTGAACCATCGCACCAATTAGAAAAATCAAATATATTTTCCATTTTATTAAACTGAAATGTGATATCATCCATCGTTTCCAGAAGTGACCAGAAATGTGGGTTCTCTTCCTTACATGGCCCCGGATCACAATATACAATAAGTTCGTGTTCTGGTTTTTTAGTTCGTAAAAATGCAACCAGTGCCACGGTAGAATCAATACCACCAGACCACCACAAACGGACAGGTCTGTCCATTGACCAAATTTCTTCTGCTCGTTCAATAAATATCTCTTCTAAACTACGATTCCATCCATCTTCTACTTTAGGTATTGGATCGACACAGAAATTAAAATAATTATTAAAGTTGCCGTCAGTCCTATCCATAGGCATACCACACTCAACTAAAGAGGATAGAACTCCGATATAATTATCAAATGTTTCACCAATCTGCCCGGGCCACATATGTGATAATTTGTCATATAGGATATTATTACCACCAATATCTAGTGGGTCGTGGTGTTTTAACCATAATGATATTTCTTGACCTTTAACACATATAACTTTTAATTTGTTCATTATAAATTAACTCCCAACAAAATCAAACTAAAATCCTTCATCTGACGTATAATAATTATATTCAAAATATTTATCTAATTTGTGCCACGAAACTGCATCAAAAATCATCTGCGGCCCAGAATACGGTGTCTGTTTTTTAACCAAATCCCTATACATAGTAACGTGTTTATAAAATTTAGAATCATTCTTTAATTGTTCTGTTGCAGATGCTTTAGCCTTTCTCCAAAATTTTGTGTTGTAGTTACTACCACCATGATAATGGTATCTAATAACTGTTTCTAAACTTTCTAAAATATCATATATCGAATGGTTAACATCTGTTGCCTTACAATTACCTAATAAAAATTTCCTAAATGATTTGCAAATTTGAATATACATATAAATGCTAGTAGCACTAATAGGTTCAAAGAATAATGCACGATTTCCATTTTTTAATATTCTGCTATCTAATATTTTTTTAGCATAATATGGTTTAAAAGAATAGTCTTTTATAGTTAATGCATTAACTGGAACCTTTAGAATTTCCGACATATCTGCAATTGCATCTACTTTTGAAGTTATTTCATCGTTATATAGATAACCATAACCACATCTAGATTGTAACGGTACACCAAACATCCACCCATTTTTTGTTGCCCGGTGTTCTGTTGCTTCTACTGGGTTAAAAGTTTTATGATTGTGTACTAAGCAATGATTTAATAATGAGCAATTACTTAAATTATAATCAGAAAAATCTGTTGGAAACCCACGACAGTCGATAATATAATCGAACGTATAATCATCGTCTCCAATTTTAACTGTTACACATACTTCGTTTTGTATTATATTGGTTAGTGTGCCTTCAATAATACTAAATTTTTTACCCCATTTTTCTTTTAATTTTGGAAGGACAAAATCTTTTAATTTGTTTGTATCAAAGTGTATAGCAACACCATTACCAATTAGGGGGTTAAGCCACTCGTTTTTACGCCAGTCAATGAATTTAGTGCCGTATTTTAATGTACCATCTAAATTATCTAAGTCTTCTAAGGATGTGAAATCTACCCCAGATTTTAAAAGTTTAACAAAAAAAGGATTGGTACTTTCACCGATACCCAATGTTTTAATATTAGGATCATGAATGGAAACAATTTCCCACGAATTATCTAGATATGCACAAAAATAATTAAGACTTATAATTCCAGCAGAGCCAACACCGATTACACCTAACTTCTTCATATACATATCCCCAAATATCTTTACTTATATTTATAACAAAAAAAGGGGGGGCATTTTGCCCCCCCAAGTTTAGTGATTTCCTTATTTTACATAAGGTTAGTGACCTTGACTCTGCGATACCAAGCGTTGGTGTTAGCATCCAGTGACGCATCGGTGTTAACCGTGTCAGCGGCAGCAACCGCACCCG